TATTTGGAAAAAATCTAACTGATTATTCCCTAGAAACTGTTAAAATGTTTTATAATGATGCTTTAAAATCTGGGTATACCATCTAATGTTTGAAGAAAATGAAATCTCTAAAAATGCTAATGGTGGCACCGAGATTGCCAAGAGAAAATTAGCGTCTATTATTGACCCATCACTACTAGAACATTTTCAAATTATTAGTTCTCGTGTAAGAGAACTAGATGAAACAAAAATTAGAATTCTCTGGCAACACGATTTACCACAAGATCCTGAATCTCTTAAACTTAAAGAGAAAAGTTTTGTAGACAAGTTTCATAAACTGGTTTATATTTCAAATTGGCAGATGCAGCAATATCAGCTCTTTCACAATTTACCCTATAATTCAAAGTCTATTGTTCTTGAATCTGGAATAGAACCAGTTGATCCTATGTCTCGATGGACACATGGTGATGGTAAGATTCGACTTGTATATACATCAACACCACAAAGAGGATTGGATATTTTAGTTCCGGTTGTTGAACGACTCTCAGAAAAGCATCCAAATATTCATCTAGATGTATTTTCTAGTTTTAAGATTTATGGGTGGGATGAAGCTGATAAGCAATTTGAACCACTTTATGATAAAATTCGTAGTCATCCAAATATGACCTATCACGGATTTACCCCCAATGAACAATTAAAACATCATTTAAATTCATGTGATATATTTGCTTATCCATGTACATGGGTTGAAACCAGTTGTCGGGCAATGCTTGAAGCAATGTCAGCAGGTTTGGTTTGTGTACACCCAAATTATGGTGCTCTCCCAGAAACTTCTGGATCATTAAATATAATGTACCAAGGATCAACAGACAAAGCTGAGCATGCTAATATTTTTATGGCACATTTAGATTCTGCAATTAATTTTGTTCATGATAAACATCATGAACCTATGATTCATTTTAATAAGATATTTGTTGATAGTCGCTACAATATCAAAAATATTAAAACCAAGTGGGAATTTATGCTTAAAGAACTATTAGATAAGTATCCGACAGTAGAAAGTCGCCATTTTCCAAAATCACAATTTGTGTATAGAACATCATGATTATAACAAAAACCCCACTGAGAATAAGTTTTTTTAGTGGCGGGAGTGATCTCCCATCATTTTATAAAAAACGGTCGGGTGCTGCACTTTCAGCAACAATTGATAAACACATATATGTAACTACCCATACTAAATCCGCAGCATCAAACTATATCACAGCATTTGATGAAATTCAGGACTTTCATAATCTAGATGAAATGACTCATGATATTACTCGTGAAACGTTAAAGGCTTTTAAAATAAAAAATAAACTTCATGTAAGTTCAATATCAGATATTCCTTCCAAAGGATCGGGGCTTGGATCTTCATCTGCATTTACAGTTGGTTTAATAAACTGTCTTAAAAAGTTTAAAGATCCTAAGAAACTAGCCGAAGAAGCTTGTAATATAGAGATGGAAAAATGCAATTATCCCATCGGTAAACAAGATCAATATGCAGCTGCTATTGGTGGGCTAAATCTTTTTTCATTCACAACTTCTGGTGTAACAAATACACCATTGAATGTAAGTCAAGAAACACTAGATAAACTTCAGAGAAACTTAGTCTTAGTTTACAGTGGTGTTGGAAGATCAGCTAATAAGATTCTTAGTCAACAATCAAAAATAATGGATGATGATGAAAAATTTAATCTTGTACTAAATGGTAGAAATAAAGCCATATATGCTGCTGATCTTCTGGTTAAAGGTGATATAGATATGTTTGGTGATCTTCTTCACCAGGCTTGGCTTGATAAAAAGAAAATTACTGATGATATATCAAATAACCTAATTGATAGAATTTATGAATTAGCCATAAACAATGGTGCTGTCGGAGGTAAAGTTTTGGGTGCCGGCGGTGGTGGGTTTCTTGTTTTTTATTGTGAAGAACAAAATCGTGAAAATCTTATTGATATTTTTCATAAAAAAACTCCCTGCACGGTATATGATTTTAAATTTACAAACGAAGGATCTAAAGTCATATATTCAGACGAGGAAATAAAATGATTGACAATTATTTAAATGTGTGGTAATATAAACTATGAATACATCTAATAATGTCATCTTATTCCCAACTAAAAATAACAAATACAATGGACCTCAAACACTTGAAGAAGTAGATGAGTCCATGGATATGGTGAAACAATTCCATATCCAGGAAACTATTGAAACTATAGTTCCTTCATTATTTGATCAGCTTAATATTGCTGGTTTTACACCTGATGAAGATGATGAAGAAATATTAAAACATTCTGCTATGGTTGTAGAATCTATTAGATCTCTTCTTTGCATGGTGCGTGGAATAAATCATCCGCTGCAACTTATAGCAGATAATCTGTTTGTACAAACAGATGATGGTCTAGCAGTTTCAGATAAAGTCAAGATTATTATAACTCCAAAGGAAGGAAAGGGCGAGTAAGCCCATTATAACATGATTCTTATTGATTTCTCCCAAGTAATGCTTTCCAATATTATGGTCCAGATTGGCAATCATACCAATGCCCAACTGGATGAAAATATGGTTAGGCATATGGTATTAAATTCAATTCGTTTATATAAAACCAAATTTGGCGCCGAACATGGTAAAGTAATTATTGCATGTGATGCAACCAATTATTGGCGCCGTCAGGCTTTTCCTTATTATAAAGCAAACCGTAAAAAGTCTCAAGCAGCATCTGAATTAGATTGGAAGGCAATCTTTGAATGTCTCAATAAAATTCGTGATGAGCTATTGGAATATTTTCCTTATTCTGTAGTACGTGTTGATACTGCAGAAGCTGATGATATTATTGCCACACTATGTCATGAATATGGTAATTCATCCGAGAAAATCATGATTATTAGTGGAGACAAAGACTTTCAACAACTTCAGCGCTATATGAATGTACGTCAGTATAATCCGGTACTAAAAAAGTTTGTTGTATGTCATGACCCTGATAAATTTCTTAAAGAGCATATTATTAAGGGTGATGCTGGTGATGGAATCCCTAATTTTCTATCAGTAGATAATTCATTTGTTCTAAATATTCGTCAAAAGCCCGTCACACAAAAGCGTCTTGATGAATATCTTAATAAAAAGCCACAGGAATTTTGTCAGACTTTAGAACAATTACGCAATTATAAACGCAACGAACAACTTATTGATCTTTCCAAAATCCCACCAGAAGTATCCGAAAAGATTATGGAAACTTATAGGGAACAATCAGTAAAAGGTACAAATCCTCAACTGATGAATTATTTTATTACCAATCGACTTAAAAATTTAATGGAGCATATTAATGAATTCATTTAATAGAGATGCCAAATGATTTTGGGTGTCTCTGAAATCCTGGAAAAGGCCTCACAAATAACTGATAGAGTGGAACGAATATCTTTTCTACAAAAAAATTCATCCCTTCCACTTCATACAGTTTTACAAGGTGCATTTGATCCTAGAATTAAATGGCTTTTACCTGAAGGTGAGCCTCCTTATAAGCCCAATGATTTAGTAGATCAACAACATGTATTTTTTTCAGAATGTAGAAAAATGTATCTATTTGTTGAAGGTGGTAATAATGATTTAAAACAATTACGCCGAGAAACATTATTTGTTGAATTACTAGAAAGAGTTGATCCTAAAGATGCTAAACTATTATTAGCGATCAAAGATAAACACATGCCTTATCCAGGTATTACAGAAGATGTAATAAAGGAGGCTTTTCCAGGACTACTTCCATGAGTAAAAGTAAGAAAAATATTAGACGTGATTGGTATGACGATGATGAGGAAGATTTCAATATGATTGAAAGAGATCGAGAAAGAAGAAAGAAAAAGAGACTTACAAATGCTCTTCGATCTAAAAATATTGATGATCTTTTACGTTTAGAAGATGATGAGGAAGACTAATGCCCACTTATCTTTTTAAAGACCTAAATAGTGGTGAAGAGATTGAACTCTTCATGTCAATTTCAGAAAGGGACAAGTATTTAGAAGATAATCCTAATATCACACAACTTGTTCACGGTGCACCAAGTATAGGCGACTCAATTCGCTTGGGACTCCGTAAACCCGATGATGGCTTTAGAGATCGTTTAAAAGAAATAAAGAAGCATCATAGTCAGGGTATTACCAAGAGTTCAATAAACACATTTTAGATGCACCGTGTACTTTTTTTAAAGGTTCACGTATGTCAGCACCGCCTAATAAAAGACTATCTCGTAAAGAAAAAAGACAACTTAGAGATTCAAATCTAAGTGAAAAGATAAATTTCAATTTACAAGAAGTTGTACCTCTTACAGAAAATCAAAGAATTACTTTTAATGCTTATAATAATGGTAAGCATTTAATGCTTCATGGTATAGCAGGGACAGGTAAATCTTATATTTCACTATATCTGGCTTTAAATGAGATACTAAATGGTAATTCCCAATATAAAAAATTAGTTATAGTAAGATCAGTGGTTCCTACAAGAGATATGGGATTTCTCCCGGGTAATACCAAAGAGAAATCCAAAGTCTACGAAGGACCTTATTATGCTATCTGTACTGAACTTTTTGGTAGAGGTGATTCTTATGATTACCTCAAACAGAAAAATATAATTGAATTTATATCAACTTCATTTATTAGAGGTATAACTCTAAATGATTGTATTATTGTAGTGGACGAGATGCAAAATGCATCACTTCATGAATTAGATTCTATTATCACAAGAGTTGGTAAGAATTGTAAAATTATATTCTGTGGTGATTTTACACAGAGTGATTTTATAAATGAAAAAGAAAAAGCTGGTATATTGCAATTCATGAAGATTATAAAAGCAATTAGAAGTTTTAAATTTATTGAATTTGATAAGAATGATATTCTAAGGAGTGATTTAGTTCGTGACTATATTATTGAAAAAGACCGACTTGGCATCACACCTTAATTGGCAATTAATTGAAACTTATAATTCTGCAGAACATGGATTTGTTGTAGTTGCTAATGAGGATAAGCGTTGGATTAGATTCGGGCGCTTATATCCAGGTTTAAATAGATGGTATTATTCGGGTACTACCGAAAAAGCTCAATATTCTGAAGGTGG